TTTTTGAATCATCTTTTTGAAGTCTTTGTAGTAGACAGTGCGAGTACGATTAGTTGGCTCTGAGGTATTTACATCAATCTTATCAGTTCCATTCGGTTGAATAGTGCCTTCTTTTAACTTAGTTGGAACTAGATTATTGTCGTATTGAATACCAACTTCTCTTGCCAACTCCAGCATCTTACCGATAATCTTTAGTGAGTCAGCATTGAATGCTTTACTACGAACCTTACGTAGACCAGAGTTAACTAACTGCGTAGGATCGCTGGTTGCTTCAGCATTGTCAACACCAAGAGTATTTGCAATAATTCGAGCAACTTTAATTTTGTCAGTAACTTTTATAGTTTTATCTGAGAGTTCTTCGTTCATTTTTATCTCTTCCACTAGTTGTACGTCTTGGATCCACTTTGAAACTAGAGATCCATCTTCTTGTTTTAGTAATAGGTGATTCGACCCACGCTTTACGATTTCATATTGAACATCGGATGATTCTACGAGGTCGCCAACATTAAAGATTTCACCATTAAAGTATTTCTCTCTAAGGTCATCTTTCTTTATAATTAATTGTTCTTTAATAATAGGATGACCCATACCCTTGCGGATATCATTCATTAGACGACGACCATCCAGTTCAGTCAGATTGTGTGGCAACCCTTTTTTAAATTTCTTAAAGTCGCCTGTAACTGCTGCTTCACGCATTTTGGTGCCAGACATTCCAGATGCTGTATCACTGTCTGGGTCACGTTCGCCCGCAGAGACTACTTCAATTGTGTCGAAATTAAACTCTGTGCCATTATATTTGTTTAAAATTTTGTCGTATTCACCAATACGGTCGCTCCCAGCAACCATAACAATATTTTTATATTTTTTATTAAGTTCTTTTGCAGCTTCAATAAATGTTCTAACTTCTGCGCTTGCGGCAAGGAAGTTTGTTTTCGGAAACATCCTCTTAAGGAAGTATACTTTACGAGCAACAGGGAGGGGATTTGATTTTTTATCCTCAGTTTTTGAGGTATAGATGACGTGGTCAGCAGTTGCGCCAGCCAGTTTTTTGACAGCATTTACAAGAAGCTCGTGTCCTGTCGTTGGTGGCTGAAAGCGACCAAACGCAAATACTACTTTCTTGGAAGGAAGTTCCTTCACTAACTGTCTGTAATTCTTCATTATTACCCATCTATAAATTTTTACAATATTATTTAGGCATATTTATCTTTGCCAACCCTTAATAATATCTGGCGAGAAGTTAGACTGGCTAAACTCCATACGATTAACAATCTTAACTGCGCCACCTGTAAGGTGGTCAATAGCAACGAAACCTTCAACTCCAGTGACCTTAAAGCCATTATTAGTCTTGAGGAAGGTGGAAATATGACCAGCCTGATTCATCTTATCTACAATCATATGTTTAGCATCGACCAGAGTATTTGCCAGATCGAATATCTTAACGATCTCTTTCTTATCATGATTGGCAAAGAAAGATAAAATTTCTTTACGCTTTACTTCAGCTGCAGCTCTACCCTTTTCAGTCTTCTGCTTTGGCTCCAGTTTATCATGGATATAATTAAACAAGTCAGTGACGTACTTGCTTGTATCGGCAATCTTCTCACCTGTACGAATCTTACTATTAGCAAAAGTTTTGACAAGAATCAATAGATCAGGATTTTGGCTTATACCATTTAACGTGGCAGTTTGAATAGAAGACACGAGAGTATCTGCCTTGGCGATAATGCTATCCAGTTTATTGGTTTCTACCTTAGTAAAGGTAGCAGCACCTGAATAATCTTTATAGTTAGCATCATCCATCCAGATACTTGGGACCTGTTTGAATTTCTCAACGATACCTTTACCAAAGGTAGCGGACATTGTCTCAAAGCTGTTACCAATGTAAGTGGTATGCCATACTACGCCAATCTTGGCTTTCTTAATCTGTTTGGCTAGATCGCTCTCAGCTGGTACTGCATAAACAATAGTGTTGGGATGGAAGGTCACATATTTGGATCCTTCTATAGTTTCTATCTTTAGGTCTGATTGAGTAAACATTAAGTCACCCTGATAAACCCCTGTTTTAATTCCCAACTTACTAAATTCTTGCAATGCTACTTTAAACTTTTCTGCCAAAGAACCCTCTGTATCGGCATCGATTTCTGCAGAAGTTTTATATACCTTTGGCTCTTTATTGAAAATACCCTTCTTTGCAATAAAGAATTTACCATCACGTGGATCAATACCAGCAAAGATTGCTGGTGCGCCATCCCACTTAACAGTGGAAGTAACTTTAGCCTTTGCGCTGCTGGCAAGCATATCACGAAGATCTCGAAGAAACTTGATAGCCTGTTTTGTGCCTGCAACACCTTCGTTAAAGATTAAATCTTCAAGGTGCTCCATATGGGTATTCTTTTCTTCTTTAAGATATTCCTTTAATCTAAGCATTATGTTTTTTTATCCATTCCATTAATGTTTTATTTAGGTAGGACAATTCATTAGCAAGAGCTCTAATGTCAGAAGTTAGACTAAATTCAGTGCTCTTATATGCCTTTTCCCATCTAGGGTCTTCTTTACCTATTGCAACCATTTCTTTTGATACAGGTGATTTACGAATAGTTACAGAAGTAATTCTTGGAAGTCTGGCAAGTTCTGATTCTACGTCTTTCTTTTCTTCTGTAGTTGTTTTAATTCTTGCCTTCAACCCATCGAGAGATACTTCTAAATTTTTAAACTTTATTCCAGAACATGAGCGAGTTTGATATCCGTATCCAGGTCTAGTAAACCCATGATGAGTCATTAAACCAGATCGTTCAATCGCAATATCTCGCAAACACCACCCGCAAGTGCCACGAATTTGATTAGGATTGGTTACTTTAACTGTGGTAGAAGGAATTCTACCAGTTGTCATATTACTCTTTAGATGATCCATTATATCTTTAAATGGAGCGAACTCACTTGCTATTTGAATAGCCACTGCTACGATTTTAGAACTGCCTGCGAATTTAGTATAGTTCTTAACTATACTCGGCATAGTTCTAAAACCCTTATCCTTATAATATAACTCATGCTCTTCTTTAGTAATGTTTGGATTACTACCCTGTCCCCACATATGGGGTTTAGAATATAGATTCTCCCAAGCAATTTCACAGGCACGATTTAAATCATTTTTGATTATTTCTAAATCTGCTTTACGAATAGTGCCTTCTTTAACTGCCATCTGCAGATTAATTAGTGATGCCTCAAATCGTTCTTTTACTTTGCCAGATAATGTGCTAGACGCAAGAGGAAGATGCATAGGAACTGTAAATGATTCAGCTATGAATTCTTTAAATTTAATCATTACTTAATAGTCTTAATTGAACCATTCGGTAAAGCGAAGTATGCTTCAAACTGTACCTCATCAAATTTAGTTTTTAACTTTAAGAATTCTTTCAGATTACTCATTGAGTCATCGAACAATCTTATCTTACCAAACTGTTTGGTACTTAGATACTTACTTACGATGATTGCTTTCTTAACAGCTGGAATTTCGTTACCCTCTAACTCACCTGCACGTTCAACATGAACCTTGTCGATATCGAAACCATACTTGCGAAAGGTTGCTAGAAACTTTTCCTTGTCGTCAAAGTTTGCTCTGGCAGTGATAATGATAACTTTACTCTGAGGATTTTTCTGTGAATTTGCCAAGATTGCTTTCGCTTTGGCTAACATTCTACCGATTGGTTTTGACTCATGATAGAATTTATGAGCATCACGGAATTCCGAGAAGTCAAAAGATTCACCAGCATCAAGTTTGTAGTTGTTAAATTCTTGGTTGGTCAATTTCTTCTCAACCTTACCATCCTTGACTACTGCTATCTGAGCTGTGGTGTGAAAAAGAGTGTCGTCAATATCGAAAATCGATAGACTTCCAGTTCCAGTTTCTTCCAACAAGTATTCTTTAAACCCTAACATATACCTTTATTATACCCTATTTTTGAATTAAAGTAAAGCATTATTTTTATCTTTAAAATCAATGACTTAAAACTTACTTTGGTAAGTATTTACTCTTTAATGCTGCGATTCCAGCTTTACTCTTAGTGTTTATTGCGGTAAGGGCAGTTGACAGATTTGATATACCTGTTTTCGCTGGAACGTTTTGTGGCCATATATAAAACCGAGCATGGGCAAATCCAATTTGACTAACATTATCAGCTTTGACTAACATTAATACTGGAGAGTATATATCACTGGCGGAATATGCTGGGTATGATGGAGATGTATATTCATAAGGATTAACACTTATATGATATTGACCAGTTAATTCATATGTATTTGCGCTACGTGTTGTCTTAAAAACAATGTCACCATCAATGGCGCAGTTACAGTTATTAATACCAAAATTCTTTGTTCCAAAATCTTTACCAAACATAACAATCGCTGCAGTCTTTGGAACTTTTAATGGTTCTCCAAAATATGAACCCTTCGCTAAATCCCAAAAATCATATTTTCCATTTTTCTTTTTAATACCAAGAGCAGCACATACCTTTTCTATACTTTGAGCAAACTTTTTAATTTCTGCATACTGACCAAAATCAGTTCCACTAATTCCGAGGTCAGTCGATCCGCCATATTGCTGAAAGTCTCCTGCTTTAGTACCCTTCTTTAGAGATAACCAAATTACATCTTTACCTTTATACTTAAAAGTCGCATCCGCTTTTGGTCGTCCTGCCGTATACTGAGAAAACTCATCAACTTGATATGTGCTATTTCCAATTTTTAATCTTATCTCTCCAGTGTTGCCTAATATCGTTTTTAGCGCAGACTGAGTTGCTAGAACTTGTTGCCCTTCTGCGGCTTCTGTTTTATCTGATTCTGTATGTATTCTGCTAGGTGCATTTATTAAAAAATAATACGCACACGCAACAATAAATTTGTCTACTGATGTTTTTGGGTCATATGAAGCTGCAGTATAAATGGTATTTAAAAAAATATCTTTAGCAGTTTTACCAGGTGGAATACCACCCTTAAACCCTTCTGGTTTTATTGCTAAATTTTTTACAGAACCTTTACCAATTCTAAATGTAATACTACCAGCAAAAATATGACAAGTCACTGCTTGTGTAGTAAACAGATATTTAATAACTGTTTGTTGTTGCGCAGAGAATTTATTGAATATCTCTCCCCATTGCTTTTTTGAAGCAGCTGTTAATTTCGCTTTAACTGCGGTAAGATCCAATTCGTTAGCAATTTTTGCCATGTGTCATCCATCAATAAGTAATATTACTTATTTAGGCAAGATTACGCTTGGAATACTTCCTATCCCATTTACCGATTTGGTCAATGATTTTCCGAGGAGCTCCATTGTTAGTGAAGTCGTAGTTGAATGTCTTTAAGACATAGTGAAGGGTGGATGAATCTTTATGCGTTTTGCATCGAGCCAGCAGAGTTTCTATTGGGACTCGTGGTTTACGCATTTTGTAGTCTAAAAATACGCAGTGAGCATATGCCTGAATCTCATCAAATTCAGAGAGGTATCGTCTCTCGGCATCTTTCTTGGCAATACCGACCTTCTTATAGGGAACAATATAGTTGCTCCACTCATCGCATCTTCGGTCGTACTGCATGAAGTGAATGACCTCATGCATTAGAGTTTGAATAATTCGAAACTTAAAATTATTCCACTTTACTGTATCGAACTCAAATGTATTAAAATCGCGAGCATAAACTATAAGAGCGCACTGTCGATTTTCTGGCGCATATTCACCAGCTACATATACATTTTTTTCGTAGGATTTTTTCTTTGGAAGTACTTTTATCCAGATTAATTTCGTGCGCCATTTTTTGACATAATTAGACAGTCCAGACGAATCATTCTTATATTTGTCTAGATCTTTCCAAATTTGAGATGGAATTAGTTTGGCTTTAAATGGACGCTCATAGAAATTGAGCATCTCAATCCAGTCGAAATTTGCAGTCTCTAGGAAAGTCATTATAGTATATACCTAGAAAACACTTGCCAAATTACTTCTTCAAATGAGAGTCCATAAATGCAAGAATTTTCGTTTGTTCCTCTAAATTAGTGTTTACAAACTCTGTAATATATGGAGCCAACTCGAAGTTTGACAGCAGATTATTATATTTAGTCGCTCTTCCTTTTAAGAAAGTCTCAGATTGATCAGAACCCCTCTCAACGTATCTAGTTTTGAGAGTTTCTTCGGGCACTTTAAGATATAATATCTGAAGATCTATATTTGGGGTATTCATGGCAAACTCTAGGAAACTCTGATTGAATATGCGATCACCCTCAAATAGGATATTTGAAGTGGTTTCAGAGACGAAACTTTGCGCAACTGGCTGAACTGCCATTGACAGCCTATCAGTTCCAGCGAAAACTTCACCATCCTCATATTTACCTAGGACATAAAGATCTAATTCTTTAGAATACAATGCAGAAAGAGTTTTGCTTGGCTCAACCCTCTCCCATGTTTTATCTTCCATAAATTTGCGGAATAGTGTAGTTTTACCAGTTCCAGGTCTACCGCCAACAGCAATCAGTTTCTTCATAATTATTCCAGATGTCTTAAATGATAGTCGGTTTCAGAATGCCTAACATTTTCTTTATTAGTAAGTTCATGAACCATATGAACAACATTAACCCAAGGGCAGTATTTTTTAATTTGCTCTATTTGAATTTCATCATCTTCGAAGTGAATACCAATAGTAGTTCCTTCGGTTTTTAACTTATTCAAAACAAGTGCTTTATGTATACCAGAAGATTCTCTAGTCTTCGCATCAAACTTCATAGGATTAAAATGCACCACATTATATATGCCTCTTGCGTTTAACATAGACAAAGTTTCTGGACGTTCCTCGAAAGATCTACCTGTAATTATAACATCATCTTTTCCAGGGAACACTCCGTTATTCTTTTTGTCTATGTATATAACTCCATCTATATCAAAGGAGTTCATTTATAATCACTCACTGATTTTTGAAAGGTATATGGGAGTTCCTTAGCGACTGGATTGTTACGCTTTAGTTGCGGTTCAGTAAGAGGTGTAACAATACGTCTTGCCAAAGCATCACATTCAAATTTAGCATCTTGCATTTTCATTTGTAGTGGTGGAGTCTTTTGTGTAATATGTGACGCACCACGAAGGAAACCTACAATTCCAAGTTCAGAGGCAACCTTACAGAATCTAAGTGCCGAGATTACAACAGAACCAGAGTTCGGAGAATCTTGAACTGAGAGTCTAGCAGATAATTCATAACGTGCACCAGCAAACCCATAAGCAACTAAATCTAAATTTGCGATCTTATTATCAGAATTAACATATGTTCCTCCTGGTTTCTGAAGGACTGTCAAACTTGGACCAGCATAAAGAGTCATACCTTCAATGGAAGTATCTCGAACAGAGTTCTGCCCTTTGATAACATTTTCCTTTGAAATATGCTTTGACTCTAAGCGATATTCCTTTGCCATGTTTAAGAAATCTGTATTAGCACTTCTACCAGTTCTGATATTTTCCTGACCCTGAGTTGAACCAGCAGCCATATTCATTTGAATATGTTGGGTAACCATTAGACCAGAATCAATCATTGCGCCTTGTAATATCTCAGACAATCTAGAAGCACCAAAGCCAGACCGCATATCTGAACCAACAATAGTTAAACCAGCATTGATAAATCTTTGCTCAACAATCTGTGTTTCATCAGTTGAGATGAAAGTTGGAATACAATTAACAAAGTGACACTTGGCTTCAACGGCAGCATCAATATAAAATTTAGATGCCAAATGTGATCCAACAGGTAAGTAATTAATAACAACATCTACCTTATGATACTTTAACAATTCAACAACACGCTCAAAGGACTCAGCAGGAATTGCTCCAGTTCTAAAGGAAATTTCCTCTGGGTAGTCTAACATGTGAGGCGCAACACCATCTAGTTCTGGACCAGAATATACTAAAGCACCCTTTGCGATACAAGCATCGCTAATCTTTTCCACGTGATTCATAGAACAATTTGGTCTGGCACGGATTGCTTCTTCTAAAGGTCTATTTACTTTTCTGATATCAACATCGAATCCACAAACGAATTCTACATCTTTAACAGTGTAGCCACCAATGTCTGGGTATGATAACCCAACCTGATCGTCTGGATTCTCAACGTAATATTGAACACCTTCTACTAGGGATTTGGCGCAAGAACCTACGCCCACGATTGCAACTTTGATTTTTTTCATACATTCCTTTTTCATTTCAGTTGTTTTAGGTTTTGTGTAGACCAAGGCAGGATATTGGCTCGGATAGAGGTAGCTGCCCATAACTATATTATACTACATATTCTATTTAAAGTAAAGGTGGATTCTGATTTAAAATTGCATTTTGCAAGATTAGATTAGTGTCTTTCCAAGCAGGATGCGTCTTTGGCTTTATCCTATTATACTTAATTGGATTATGCTTTTGTATTAATTGCAATCTTTCAGTCTCAGTAAATTTAGAATTCCAATCTGCATAAGTAGTTTTTATACCAGTAGACTGTACCTGTTTTAGTTCAAGGAGGTCATGAGCATTTGGCTCATCTTTAAAGTAGTAATGTGTGTTTAAATTTAAACCATAGTCAACCATAACTCTAAAGTATTCTGGATTAATTGAGAAGTCACTAAGGTATCTACCCTTTGTCATCAAACCAGCAACGTAAGGTTTCCAATCAACCTCTGGCCATTTGGAAGATATCTTATCATACTCATCACTTAACTCAACAGTAGTCCATCCTGTAAATTCCTTTGGTTTTCTTCCACTAGAACCACACGTTTTTCTAAACTCACACAAACACGATTCCATATTATAAACATCTAAATGTAATAAACTGTTATCATTACAATATTTCATTAATGTCTGAAAGTTTTTTTCCATAAGTTGTACTTCTTCAAGATTTGGTTTTGCTCTGCCAAGTTCTCTTTTTGTTGATATATCTTCTCTGTTAAATAGATAACACAAAGAATCATATTGAGACCATGTATCATCATACAACTGCAAATCCCAATGATCAATATCAAAATTAAAGAACTCGTATATAGTTTGCTGAGCGAGCCAAGCAGTCATTCTTCCAATACCAAAGAACTCTCTAATACCTTCGTTCAATGAATAGAAGTTTTCCTTTGTGTTACCAACTGTAGACTTCTGTTCAAGATAATCATAGGCACTTCCACCAACTTTCAGTTTGATTGATTCAATATACTCTGGAAATTTACGAAGACCCCATTTAGTGTCTTTGGCATAATGCGCTTTCTTCCAAATATTGTCATGCCATTCTTTAATATGTCTTGGGTCTGTGTTTAGTAAATCAGGGAATTTTTGCATAACAATCATCGCCCAATGATTCCTATACGACTGCCCAAACACTAAAGCATATACTGCTTTCTGCTCTTTTGTTAAATTCATTTCTGAAGAAATAACATGACCAGAATGCCAATGATCTAAATCGCCCTCAGCCATTCTAGTAAAGGCAACTCTCCTAAATGCTTCTAACCGATTCTCTGGTAATCTCCAGTCAGTGTACTTAGATAAATCTAAGTCATATAATAGTATGTTCAAAAGAATTCCTCAAGAGTAGAACGATTTGAATTTGTATGATACTTTAATAGCGTTTCTTCTCCAAGTTTATTTCGGCAGAAATTATACCACTCTTCTGACTCCCACATACCTTCAGAAATTCCATTCCACAATTTTCTCTGCATAGCATGTTCTTTATTTAATCTTCGCGATTCAACAAACTCATAACGACATTCTTCATATTCATATGAACCAAGTTCTAGCATCTTTTCACGGAAATATACTACAAGTGATATGCGCTCGGATCCTTCTTCACAAACAATAGGAGTATTGCCATGCATAACTTCATGGTTATTAATTAGTAGAAGATCGCCTGGACGTGGATTAACTGCAATGCGATACTCAGGCGCAATTAAATACCCACCAGTATATTTACCATCATTTGATAATGTTAGTAAGTTTGATAAGCCAGTTGTTAAATCACCAGCATCATAGTGTGCCGCAGTCCGAAATGTTTTATTTACTGTAATAGTAGTAAATGGAGTTTCTGGAACTAGATACCTCGAATCTAATTTACTTGCAGCACTCATCTGATTGGAATATCTTTCAGGCAATAAATCTTTAAAGCCGACTGCCAACTGCTGAAGAAATGGATATGACATTTTAAATTTTTCAAAATTATCCCGTGTATAAGAAGTCGCACGTCCATAAGGAATTCTAGGATATCTATCAAACCACCCAGCAATACCAGAATTAACTGGAGACCCATAAGTTGTTACACTAATCATATCCATAACAGTTTCAGTTGCAATGGCTCTTGCTTCTTTTTTTAATGGTTTAATACTGTCAATCCATTGTTCAAAATCGAATTTCCCATTACGATAGCGAGAAATTACCCATACGTTATTTTTACCAGAACCACCAGCCATTTTTCTGTCGGCTTCTGTTGGATACTTGGCACGGACTTCATCAATAACATCACTATCGCCATAGAGGTCTGAAGTGCGATTGATTAATATCTCTTGCATCATCTCGTCTTGATAATTAGTTACCCATTCACGACTTTCCTCTGAAGCAACAATGCCATCTCTAATACCAGAAGCAAGACCACGATTCTCAGTACGAGTGGCAGCTTCTTTTAAGCCAAAGTAAGCTGCGTCTTGCTGCTCTTTAGTGAAATAATTCTTGCGAAACTTTAATACTATATTACTTTCATTAATTGGATCTGTGCCATAAGGCACTGGCATATAGACATCACAATCTTCTTCTATCAATAAATCATAATGTGATTCATCAACAAATTTACCAGCGAGGTCTAATCCTTTATCAGAACAATCATATTTCTGTTTTGCTACAATAACCTTTACCATATCTTCTCCTAGAATTTAAATCCTTCGAAACTCTTATTACTATGTAGTCTTTTACCAAAGTCAGACTTATCAAATACTGGACCATCATCAGTTCCAGCATCAGAGATATTCGCTTGCGCACTCACTTCTACATTATAAAGCCTCATCTTCGATCTGTCAATACCTACAACAAATCTTTTATAATAATTTGGATCAGCATATCTATTCTTCAACTGCTTAACCATAATCTGACCCAACGCATCCAGTTCTTCACTGGTCATTAACGCAAACATAAAGTCACAGGTGGCTGGCAATCCAAATGATTCAGATGTATCAGTTAATTCTACGTCAGTATTTGCAAAACCAGACCGAGTAGTCTGAGTTGCCGACAGCAAAGGTACGTTATACTCAACTGCAAGACCACGCAATTCTTCTGCTATGCTCTTTATATATGTATAAGAGTTTACACTGGCGCCCATCTTCATACGTTGACTTGCACAGATATTAAGGTAATCAATAATAACAACATCAGGGAGGAAGTCACGTTTGAGTTTTAGTTCTTCAAGCAAAGAACGAAAGTGCCCAGTATGCGCAGAGGCAGTTGGATATTCTTTGATGATTAGTTTACCCTGTGTTTTCTGTTGAACCTTTACAATACGATTAGTGAAAATATCTTTGTCGATAACCTTCAGTTCATCCATACCAAGATTAAGAAGATTCGCATCAATACGTTCAGCGATACGTTCTTCTGCCATCTCCATAGTTATGTATAATACATTTAATCCCTGCATCAAAGTTGAAGCAGCAAAGTGACACATGAACAAAGATTTACCAACACCAGTACCAGCCAATGCTACGTTTAGTGTTTTCTTTGAGAGCCCACCTTTGGTGATTTTATTAAAGAGTTCCAAATCAAAAGCAATCTTCTCTTCAAGTCTATGATAAAAATCATAACGACCATCAAAATCCTCAAGATAATCATGGCCAACATGACGATCGAAACTAATACCAAGTGCATCAGAAAGTAAGCTGGGAATAGCCTCTTGGTTACGTTTGTCATCTTTACCTTCAATAATTTTGATTGATGCTAGAATAGCATTATATACTGCTCGCTGTTTACAAAACTTTTCAGTTTCTAGAATCAACCAGTCTTCATTTGTTTCTGTTAAAACCAATTCATTAATATATGTATCAATTTCTTTAATATCTGTAGAAATATCAGTTCGATTACTTAACTGAATAGCAAGTATTTCTAATGTGATTGGTTTGTTATAGATTTCATAAAACTTTGTAATCTCATCAGCAACCATTTTCTCTGTACGATCAGAGAAATAATCAATCTTTACGAAGGGTAAAGTCTTACGGCAATACTGTTCATTATGTACAAGATTCGAAAGAATCGTTTTTTCAATTCGCATTAATCAGTTCCACCAGTGTAAATTATTTCTTTCTTTTCAACCTGCTCTTTGATAAGTTCTTGAAGGAATCCACCTAAAATATATTCTACCTCGTCTTTATCAAAGGTGTCAATGTTTCCAGGATTCTTATGTATCTCATAGTCAAACTTTAAAGTAACGGCATCTTCGTCACCATGTTCTTTGAATTCGACTTTGCCATATGAGAACACCATTCCCTCATACTTACCTTCCAAAAACTTTAAGGCGACGGTATATTCACCAGTCGCCTCAGCTTTCTCAACAAATGTATATTTAATCATCGATCTTTGCTAGTTCTTTTTCAATTTCATCATCATCCATATTTTGCATAATAGATCCAGATGATATCTGATAGTTTTCAGTTACCCACTGTTGAAAAGATTTATCCATTAGAACCTGTAGCCAAAATTCTTTTGTGTCAGTGTCTTTAATACGCCACTTCTTTTCTTCTATTTCACCAGTGGATTTATCAACACGTGAGTACCAACCATTAGAAGGTTTAACTACATGACCAGACTCAAGTGCCATCTCAAGCAGACCAGACCACTTAGATATACCTCCATCAAACATAACAGTGACAGGTATCTTCGCTTTCTCACGAACATAACGAGATTTCTCTACGTTGATAATAAAGTTATAACCCATTAGTTCAGTACCATCTTTTTCTTGCTGACGACCAAGGATAAAGATATTATCAGCTGAGTAGTACGAGCCAGTGCCACCACCAACGATTGCCTTTGGATATAAGCCAATCTCCATGTAGGTATGATTAACTACAACCAAGGGAATGTCTTTCAGATTTAGGTGAGGTGTAATCATACGGAACAAACTCTTCATCTGTTTCGCACGAGTCATGTCGCCAACAGACTTGCCTTCCATGGCATCTTCAACTTCTTTCTTTGAAGCCAGATTACCAATCGAATCAATAACAATGATTAAATGGTCGCCACGCTCAACACCATCGAGTTGTTGCATGATATCAAACTTCAACTGTTCAACATTTGTAAGCGGAGTATGAATAACTCGGTTTGTATCAATACCAAAGCTGTCAAAGTAAGACTGAGGAGTACCAAACTCAGAGTCATAAAAGAGTAGTGCAGCATCTTCATATTTGTCCATGTAAGATTTAGCCATCAATAAACTGAAGGCAGTCTTAAAGTGTTTGCTTGGACCAGCCCACATTGTGAGTCCTGGAGTTAAGCCACCATCAAGACGACCACTCAATGCTACGTTGATAGCAGGAATCGAAGTGGGTATCATATCTTTCTTCTGAAAGAATTTTGATGTCGCAAGGACAGAAGAATCCTTGATAGTTGTGTTCTTTTTAATTTTGTCTAGTATGCTCATGTTATCCTTTCATGGAGTATTATATAATTATACCTGATAATTCTTTTTAAGTAAAGCATGTAATTATGGATTTGAAGCAGAATGTGGCAAATCAAAAACCATTGTAATTCTAGGTTCATTTCCAACATTCAGAGTACCATGGGGTACTTTATTATTAAACCAAAAGAATGTTCCAGGTTTGATAATAACTTCTTGGTCTCCAACTTTGTATTTGTATTCTCCTTGTATTGATAAATGGTATCGGTCTCTTGTAAGATAGTAACTACCTTCATCAATATGTGTTCCGACACTATTACCAATCGCAAGTTTAAGAAAAGCGAGGCGATGAAAATTTGCGCATCCATTCTTGCGGAGCCAACGACGAGTCTCCGTATATTTTTTATAGATTGGTGTCTTAACTGACAACTCACTATCTTTTGGATGCTCACCAGCTTCTTTTACTGCTCCAATTACTAACTGAAGTACTGACACTTGTAGTTCATGATTCTGGTCAGCATTCTCCAGTTTCTTTTGCATATCCCAGTCGCTAGGATACTTGTTAATCTCTGCAAGTATCTTGCTAACATCAATATTGCTTCTAACTAATCTAATATTTTTAACCAAAGAAACTCTCCAGTGATGCTTTCTCTTCAACACCCCAACCTAAAGATTGAATAATAATTTGTATTGCATCGAGAAATACTTTTTCAAATTGAAGGTCATAGTTTACATATCTATGTAGATCCAACTCTTTTGGCAACTCATTAGTAAAAGAGATAATGTTTTCTTGAATGATATTCGGCACTTTTAAATAAACAAATTTAATCTTTTCACCTTCTCGAATAAGAGGATACTTACCTTCAAGATTATTCTTCTTGAGATAGTGATTGTAAAGTAAAGCACCTCTTACATGCATCGGAGTACCACTACCATAGATATTTGATGAAGAAGTATATTGTTGAAGATTATTAACAGAACGAGGAAATGCAATCTGTTCAACTGGCAATTGATTAAACTCTTTACGGAAGTTAATAATAAATTTATGCAAAGCAGACTGGTCGCCCTCAAGAATAACATTAATTGATTCTTTCAACTTGTTACGGATGATCTGTGGTGTTGACGACTTTACCATCTCAAGACCCATAACTTTTAACTTTGGTGTTGCATACTGAACACCCTCAGAGTTATGAACATTAAGTATATATCGTTTCTTTGCAGTCCACAATCCCTTATCGGCTAGAACTTCTCGCTTCATCTGCATCTTTTGATCATATGCGTTCATATACTCAGCGAGTTCACTATAACCTTTGTCGATGAATGGTTGGAATACATCTTCACAGATCTTATCCATGAAAGCAATCTTTTGATTAGTATCTTTACCAACACAGGTCTGCTCAACGAGATCTTCAAAGGTAAGATAGATTGAATCAGTATCAATAGCAATGACATAATCTTTGTCAGTAGTTTTTAATGTCTTGTTCATGAAGATGTTTAACTTATTCGCCATCCAACGAATAGACAGCTGACCAGATGTTGTGATACCCTCAGCCATACGGACATCAAAGTAACGGAAATATTGATTACCCAAAGCACCATAAGCAGAGTTCAATGCAATCTTCATAGCCATCTGCAAATTATTCAGTCGACTAATCTCTTTGCGTAGGTCATTGTTCTTCTTATCATGTTCATATTCTTGTTGTGCCTTTAACATCTGCTTCTTAAAACGTGAACGATTATTATACATCTCCCCCATAACTGCAGGTAGGAATCCTTGTTTCTCTTTAGTATATGAGATGCCATTGGCAGTCAGCGTAATGTTCTCTTCCTTCAACATTGTAGTATTAATCTCTTTGTTTAGCAACTGGTCAACAGTGACATTCATCTTACCAGGAAGCAATGTTTCGGGAGAGATATTATATTGCATAATTAGGTGAGGATACAGACTGTTCAAGTCAAAGGAAGCAACCCACTTATGCATACCAACGATGGGGTCTTTAACAAACGCACCTTCAAACTGAGAGTCTTTTCGACTGGAGTTATTCTGCGGTATGACAATACCTTTGTCACGTAAGTGATTATAGATAATGGCATCCCACATACGTACCTGTGAGAACACATCTTCATAATTGATCTTAGCATTATACGCCATGGTAATTTGCAATTCAATCAACTTCATCTTGTCTTCGAGTCTATCTACCAATCCCACGTCTTGTATATTATACTCAACGAACTCTTTCCAATAATCAGTGTAGAATTCTTTGAACGAGTTACCTGGATTTTCTTTCTTGCGTTCATTAAGTTCAACAAATGCAATGTGATCTAAGCGATATGATTCTTGAGCAGAGTAGGTGTACTTCTTATAGAGGTCAAGGTAATCTAGAACAGCGACACCATGAATGTCATAAGCAGTCTCTTCATTACCACGAATGGTAATAGTACTCTCACGAATACTTTCCCATGGTGATAGTTTCTTACTGTAGGTATCGCCTAGAGTTGAATCAATACGACGGATAAGATATGGAATATCAAACAGATTACAGTTCCAACCAGTAACAATATCTGGTGTGTTCAATGACCAATAGTTGATAAACTCTCGAAGCAAATCAAGTTCGTTTGTGGAATAACGATATTGAACATTCTTATCAGTATTAGCATAGGGTTTACTACCAAAGGTAATCACTCTCTTTGTCGCATTGTCTTGCAACGTAATAAGAAGGATCTCTTCATTGGCAGTTTTCATATTGGGGAACCCAGACTCGGTACTGGTCTCGATATCGATAGTCCAGATACGAATCTTTTCAATATCAAACTTCAATTCACCTTTGAAGTTATCAGAAATATATTGAGAAACAAAATTATTATTTCCATAAATCTCGAAACCTTCTACGTCTTTATAACGATCGATGTATTCTTTAGTATCACGCATAGATCCAGGATGTAATGATGCTACGTAATTACCCTGAAGCGTTTTGTAATCTGTTGGGGTCTTTGAAGGAACGAAGATTGTAGGTTGAAAATCTTCTTTGCGTTTGTACTGGTTTCCTTTAACATCATAACCACGAACCAGCATTTTACTACCATATTGATAGATGTTTGTATACATTATTTTCCATAGATCAGCATCATTATATCAAGCGCACAGTCATGTACGGGATGATGTTTAATGACGTTGTGTGATTTAAAAGTTGGGTGGATGATATCACAGTAACCATTCTTTCCTGTATCTTTTAACAGGTCAATGGCAGTACGCATATCTCTCCAGTTATTATAAGGGAAAATTAGTTCTTGGTCAAGTTGCCTTGTCAAAGAATCTATACACATTTGATCAAGAGAACCACGTGCCCAAATTGTTTGATCTTTCTCTGGAAACTGAGAAGCATATTCACGCAGAGAGCGCACTGCTTCTAGTGGAGATATATCTAAGGGTAATGGCTTTAGACTTACGTTACGAACATGCTCATGTTGTTTACCCCACCAATCAATGGTGTCTTTTTGCGCCACACGTTTTAGTTCTTTGATTTGTTGCTGAACATTTATCTTGACAAATAGTGAATTCTCGAGTAGTTCTTCATAAGTGTAATCTTTACCAATCTCAAAATGAATGAGAGCAGCAGAAAGAATCACACTAGTAGATTCTACTCCAAGAGTTTCGATATCAAACATAAACATAATGAATATTCCTTAGGTATATTTTATTATACCTTAAAGTAGGAAAAAAGTAAAGGATTAGTTTGGTACTATGTTTGCAAGTACAATACCAGACCCAAAGAGTCTACTGTATTCATTTTCAAGTTGGCGATCTGGATCACCTTCTGATGCAATTGCATTTATTCTGAGATTAATTCTTGCAGAAGCATATGGCATGTACGGAGCAAGTCCAACACCAACACTCCCATTCTTTTCTTGTATGGCGATGGTTGCTGCATTTTCAACCACATGATGACCTGATCCATGTTCTGTGGTAATGATATGAGCAATGAGTACTTCACCATTGATCATTTTAAATATTTTTACTGTCATGATTATCCTGTTCAACTAATGCATCAATAAAATTAGATGCGTCTATAAAAGTAGTAAAGTATTTAATAATAGCATCTCCATTATATACATGTTGTGCAACAATAAGAACAAACTTATTACCACACACAGATACTTTGAAACGCCACTCTCCCCTCCTAACGGCAGTGAAGGTAGTCATGTTTGGAAAGTATCTTGCTTTATTGTTCATACGTTTATTTATGAACAATAGAAAGTCCGAAGACTTTCTATTTTACCACATTTTGAATATTAGTTCTTTTTACGAGACCTATATTTCTCAATTCCAACAAATATGCTATAGCATATATCTTTACAATATTTAAAAAAGTTATTCATCTGCATCTTCCTTTAGTAACTGTTTACCAGTTCTAGAGTTTACCTTAACTTTCTTTGGCTTTTTTTCGTCTGGAATCATACGCTCCAAAGCAATTTTAAGCATTCCATTAAAGTACTCTGCATCTTTAACTTCAATGTGGTCATCAATAGCAAAGGCTCGAGTAAATGCTCGAGTAGCTATTCCTTTAAACAAGAAATTGTCTTCCAATGCATCGGTCGCACTATCCACATTACCCTTTACAATTAATTTGCCACCATCAATGGTAATGTCAATTTCTGACTCACCAAATCCAGCGACAGCAATTTCAATCGTGTAATGATTTTCATCATTCTTACGAATGTTATATGGTGGGTAGTTGGGGATGTTTTTGGTTAGATCATCATGTAGTTTCTGCAGATGTTGCGCAGAGTCTTCAAAACCAACAAAAAATTTATCAAAGTCTTTGAAACCTTGACCGAACAATGCAATATTTGGAAATGTGTTTCCCATGGTTTTCTCCTATTAAGCGAGGTTATAAAATACTCTACCTCAATTGAGCATAGAGTTTGCTGGTTACGATTCCAGCGATACCGTACGTCGTATCCGCTTTATACGCTTCGTTACTTAGCGGTCCTAAGGTGAAGCCAATAAAACTATTTAGTTAATTTCTGCTGGGTTTACGGTATTAGTCCCAGCATTTGCTGCTGCTTCTGCTGCTTGAATCTGAGCAGAACCCTGTTGCTGAATCTTTTGAACTAACATAAAGATAGTATCAAAAGGATGCTTGCCAAGCGATGCTAAAATAGCATTTACTTCGTCAAGTGTCAATTCAAGGGTAATAGTGGGTTGTTGTACAGTCTCAGTCATAATATCTCCAAAGTTAATGATTACTAATTTTTCTGCCTATATTATATTTAGGCACTAATTCCCACTCTTCCTTTTCTTTATGGCTAACCACTTTGATCTGGGAGAGTGATGCTTTTGGTTCAACTTTAGATGAATCTAACATCTTCAGTAGTCCCCAATCTTGTAACAAACCAGAGATTGTATTTCTACGTTCTATATCTCCAGCTGTAATATTCGATTCTTTACCATCTAAGGCAAAGAGTTCTTTAAAATGCACTATGTAATATCTACCTTGCTTATGTAATATATGGCAAGATTGATATAGTTTCTTATCTTTTCTAGACGCAATTCCAATACGAGTAAGGGTTTCTCGAATCTTCAAAAAGTTATCTGGCTCAGGCAAAATCACTTCAAGCATGGACTCTGGCTTCCAATCATAATAGATCATTTCAACTGTCATTTTCTACCACCTATATATTGTTTTTCTTCAATAGTTTTCAATTGTTCTGGAGTTAAAATTCCAAGAACTTGTCTCGCTTTTTCACTGGAGTAGCCGTAGCAATCCATGACCAGTCTAAGATTATTTTCCTCTTCACGCTTAAACCACTTGGAAAATCGTTTCTTTTTTTGCGTTGGTATACTATTTAGTAAAAACTGAAATTGCCATTTGTTGGAAATATGAGTTCTTTGATTCATTTCATTCGCATACATAACTGTATCGGGGAAATATGACAGTCCCCTATTTACCATATATGCAGAGTACTCTTTCTCGTTACTAGGATCCTCCTTGATTAGATCTTTCTTGGTGTCATTTATCGCAGTTAAAAAATCAAAGGGAGTCATTTGTAAATACCTCTCTTAGATTTTCATTAGTGGCAGCAAACAATGTATCTGGAAATCTTTCTCTGAGGTTACGCTCAACTATGATTCGAGTGTCACCCTGTGCCATAAATTCGTTGGTTTCCATATTGTAAATGTAGAATATACCTTTACTATGTTCTATTCTAATTTTAATAATATTTCTTGAAAAGTCGCCTGAAGAATGTATTAAATTATGTATCTTTCTTATAGCAATAACTTCCCTCAGTGTCCAACCAATTACTCCCCCAACAATCAGCGCAGCAACTAATGCAATAAAGTCATCCATAGTATTCTCACTTAAACTTACACTGCATCATAATCTCTGTCATCGCAGCCATAGTATTTAGTTCATGATTAGCCACAAACGCATCTTTGTATTGATAGTCGGCTAGAACAAGAACCATTGTAGGAATACTTGCTGGGTCTAAATAATCACTGGCTTTATCATACAGATGATCAAATAGAGAACTAGTTTCAATGTCAGAGTTCTGAGCAATCCACTGTCGTGTTTTCTTAAAGTCTTTGTCCTTTAGATAGTCAACCAAAGTTTTATAGGACTCATCAGACATATTGACAAGTAACCCAGCATCAATCTTTCCAGATACTGAGTAGCGTTGCAACTCATTTAGAATACGACGATAGTCAGGAAAGTGTTTGTTAATTAACTCAACCACTACCTTTGTATCATAATCAATACCTTCTGTCTTCAGAATTTGAGTAACACGTTTAAAGAAACCTGCAGCGATAGCTGGCTTCTCTGCGTTATCAATCTTAAAGTCAATCACAGCACATCGACTATGTAATGGCTCAATAATCTTGTTCTTAAAGTTACAAGTAAAGATAAACCGACAGTTGTTTGAAAACTCTTCAATGAATCCACGTAAGGCTGGTTGTACTGATGCAGCAGTCATATAGTCTGCCTCATCGAGGATAACTACCTTCTTAGCATCAGTCAACGAAACAGTTGACGCAAATCCCTTAATGGTTGTACGTAATGTGTCAATGGAACGACCTTCATCAGATCCATTAATAAACAAAACATCGGCACCAACTTCATTACATAACGCACGAGCCACTGTGGTCTTACCCACACCAGCTGTTCCTGAGAACAGAAAGGTAGGCAACTCACCTGTTGCAACATATTCTTTGAAAGTTTGTTTAAGTTTCTCAGGAAGAATACATTCATCAATCGTGGCTGGACGATACTTCTCAACCCACAAATATTGGTCACTCATAATATAATCCTATTCAAGAAAGCAAAATAATTTATTTAAAGAATTATCCACGTTTTTTTGTTCTCGTATGTCTCTAGAATGTTTCACTTGAATATCAAAACAAACACAGCAATATGAACGAACATCATTTAAATGTTTCCTATCTCTTTTTGGTTTTAGATAGAACGCACTAAGAGGTTTATTTTCGCGACAACATTTACACCATGAGACTGCTCTAGATTTTGTAGAATCTAAATTAGTAACCCACCTGTCTTCTGCTATCTCACGTGTGACTATTGCTAAATTTTCTTTTCGCAAATGCATAATATATCCCAAATAGTTTATTCAAATGTAGAGTCAGCCTCAACTGCGATAAAGTAAACATTATTACCATGTGTGAACCGAGATATCTTTTTACTTGAAATTGACACTTCGTAATCAGCAGGAAT